GCAATTTTTAATCGCCGCTTCTCAGATTCCGCCCTTTCGACCAACTGCTCATGTGTTAATGGTGGCAGATCAACCCATACAGGCCGCCCCTTCAAGGATGATAGTGTTTTACCGAACGGTGGTGTCTTTTTCCAATACTCTTGATTCTCTTCATCAGTCAAAAGTACCGCATCCGCAGGCCACGTTTCATCGGAGTAAGTGCCGTCGTCTTTCCATGCAGCAGGGATAAAGCCTTTTGTTGCGGAATAATAAACATTTTCCATTATTAATATCCTATTGATATTGCAGTTACCAAATTCTGCACAATGGTGCCTCCCGAACTTCTCGTCATTAACCGAATTGTTGATAAGCTTGGTCTTAATGTATTGACGAATCCGTATGCGGAACCATAAATATCAAAAGTTGCGACACAAGCTATAAATCTAGTGGTGAATGCCGTAGGTAATGTAAATGTCTGGTCACCATTTACAGGGCTGTATGTCCCAAACTGAATAATCAGTCCACCGGGCCTGTCGGGGATTCTGATGTAGTCAGTCTCCCCGAATGCCACCTTGCTGAATAAGCTCATCACCGCAGCAACGGTTGGGAGAAGTGCTGTACTTGTGCCTGCTGCCATCTGCGCGTTAGTCGCAACTCCCAGCAGTCCGGCTGCACCAATTCCTAAGTTGCTAAGTGCAGCAGCCACACTCACAAGGTCGGATAAATTGTTTGATTTAAGTAGAGAAGCAGCTATGCGCGGATCATCACCAGCGGCCACAGTTCCGGGAGTGGTTCCAACGTTTAGAGTTGCCGAGTCTCCCAAGCCAAGATTTGTTCGTGCAGTCGGTTTACTTTGCAGATCCGATAGATTGGCTGATTTTTGGAGTGCGCCAGCAACTAGCGGTGACTCATTAGAAATGATATTAGTGCCGTCACCAATAATTCTAATAGTTGCACCAGTAGGCACGGTGATCCCCGTTCCACTAGGTGTTTTGCATGTGACAGTAAACGCCCCAGTGCAATTATTAACAACTACCCATTCTTTACGCCATGCAGGAAATATGAGGTTAATGTTTGCTGTCAGAACCCCAGCTAATGTGATGCGCTCATTTGCAGCCTGTAGCGCAGTAAGGGTAACGCTTGCAGCAGCTAACCCAGTTACATCAGTTGTGCCGTATGTAAAGGCAGGAACCCAGCCAGTAAGAGTTCCGTTGGTGTTTTCTGGGTTGGTTGTGTTCGCATCAAGGGTATTTAGCCAGCACCCGGTAAAGGTTGAATTACTAAGCACTGCACCTTTTGGGTATCCAGAGATTGCAGTCCCGAAAGTTGAATCAAATACGTTCAATGCCCCGGCACTAGTCCATCGCGCCAAACTTGATAGTTCATAGAGTATTTGATTCATGTCCTGACCTTTTGGCGGCAACCCGCCAGCGGCTTTCAGGAGCATTGTGATCGGTGGAAACCCTGAGTTATATGATGCTGAGTTATCGCCGGTTGGTGTGGTCGGCCCGATATCTTCTCTTGGCCCATTTACGCCAAAGGGGATGGGTTGTTTTTTTGGGTCATCAGTTCTATTCATTTAGATATCTCTGAAAAAGGTTCCATCATTGAAAGGGTATGCGTCATCTGCAAATCCAAAGTACGGAGATACGACCTGCCTGACGATAGCAAGGACGCCGCTTGGTATTGGCAGCACTTCATAATTTTCTAAAATTGATATTTCGTAGGGTTCTAATTTAAATTCACAAATTATTCCCATCGTCATATCACCATAATCTACGCAATAGGATCTTCCCCTCCCGAGAAATAACATGGTGAGGAATTTGTTTATGTCTTTTATTGTGGCAATGCTTATATTTGAAAAGGCCTTGCACAAGATTAGAGTTCGGTATGCCTCATTGCTGAGTCTTACTGTTTCTGTTTCTTGCACTCCTCCATAAAATGGGCTATCGCCGAATGGGGCTGGATATCCACCACCATCATCTGCCTCAGAGAATCCGAAACAGTCATTATCTATTTCAGCTCTTATGTATCGAGAGACTCCAACAACCTTCCCCCACATATCTAGCCCGAAAGTTTCACAGGTAGTTATATTCCAGACCCTTATAATAAATTCATCTGTGAAGTCAGTTAGGCTTACGGCTTGATTGAATGTGTTAATGATGGAGAGGATTCTATTACTGGCTGAGTATTGCGTTAGAATTGCGTCTTCTTGGCTCACACTAGTGTCACCTCAATATCAGATTGTTGAATTGTTGGGATCTGGTCTATGCCTGGCGTTACAGATTGCGCATACGCCAATCCATCAATCGATATCGATATTGATGATATATTTACATAGTCAGGTGAAATTGAAATTACGGGAGCGTAATAAATACCAGAATTAATTCTTGCGCCTATTCTTGCTTTGGTTATCCCTTCATATTCTCCGTTAAATACACGTTCAACCATCGTCTTAACTTGAGAAGAGATATCAGATGGTAGGTTCTCATTTGTTTCTATTTCTACTTTGTAATAAATGCGTACCGGAGCAACTTTTTCCCACTGCATATCGTAAACCGGATATGGGGCGCTATAGTTTTCTTTATCTTCAATTGAATAATGAGTATTGCCATTTAGATTGGCACCGGGGTTTTTCCTGCTTAATATTGCATTGGCAACATCAGCATCTTCACCACCGTATACTCCTATGTAAATAGAGTGGGCGACAACGGGAAAGTTTGTTGTCCCTTTATTCACCACTGCATCTGTCCGGTTTGACCACACATAGGCATCAAGAACGCCATTCGTTTCAAGCAATACCGCAAGTAATGAAGCGTCTGTATTGCTGCCATTTCTTGCCACAGACTGGCGGCGACGTGTTTCGAAGGCCACTCGTGACTCAACGTCAATACCAACAACACCTGACGCATCATTGGTGATTGCATCCCACCCTGATACGCTCGCAAAAATTTGATTTAATTCTCCAGCCCCGCAAGGTATTGGTCCGGTAGTTTGATTTTGAAATTGAACATCAACAGATCCTGTTGGTCCAATAGAGGCGGCATTGATTGACTGATAAATATATCCAGCTTCATCTTGCGCAGTGCTCCCCATTGGAATTAGCGTGCCTACTGCACCATTACATAATGCTGTGACAATTGTTCCTTGGGCTGAAATGCGTTCCTGAAAATAGATTCTACCTATCCCGTCCTGAAAGCGTCCGGTTGCATAGTCAGGATTCATCTGGTTGAACAGGCAAAGCAAAGCATCATAGTTTGTCGCGATGATCTCTGTATCTGACTGAGATATTTGGCCCTGTGGTGATGATAGTGACTGACTGGCACCGCCCCCCATGGCTGAATCAAAATCAGTAAGCCTACCTGATAGGACGTCAGCAATATCAGGAACTAGCAAGCCAGTCTCTGTGATGGTTACGCCGGGAACCGCTGTTTTCAAAGTTGTCATAGAATTACCTGTGATTGGTTTCCGTCTCTATCAGTCACCAGAATGGCCCCCCGCGTTTTACGTGTGTTCTTGTCGAAAAACACGTTAGCGATGGCTTGGCTAACAATGGGTAATTTCTTGGCTTCTCCTTCCATCTTTTTGGCGATATATCCAGCGGATGGGCGCGATCCTAATACCTCTTCTTTCCATGGAATTCCCAGGGCATTGTCGTAATAGCACTCACCAGAAAAGACCAGGCAGGCTGATGCGACATCTTGAGCTACAGCGTACCCACTATCCGTAATGGCAATATTCCCATTTCCATCCAGTACAAGGTCCCATGCGTTGGGATCAAGCATTAAGGTTCTGTATGTCATACCTGATTATCCGTAGCGTTAGATGTGATGGTGGATGAGCCGCCTTGAACATTTACAACGTCATGGTCGTGAGTGTTGTATTTATCACGTAGCTCTTTGAGTGACGCTGCCTGAATTCCAGCATTGTCTGTTATGTTTCCGTCTGCCGTGATATTCCCAGAGACATGCAGTAATGGTGTCTCCATTTCAACTCCTTCAGGAGCAATCACAGTGGCCTTTGAGCAAGTTATATTTACAGGATTAGGTGAAGTGATATTTATCGCGCTATCGGCAAACTCGATGAACTGTGTTGGCTGACCGTTAAGGAACCCACCGAAGTAAAGCGCATCGGATTTGCTATGGGTTCGACTACTTCCCGGAACGGACTGGGCTAAATTGGCTCTGGCTACTGAGTTGTCTCTGTCGCATACAGCTATCATCCCAATGTCACCCGTAACGGGGTTCATGATAATGGCTGAGTTGCCACGCTGTAGGCGAAATACCGGTATATTGTAGATTATGCTATTGGGTATCATTGATCCGGTTCGGTCAGTTCTTGAGACCAATGGGAGAACATCAACAACTAAATTCGGGGCTACCCCCCTCACCTCTTTAACTTTAACAATCTCAATAAAAAACAGTCCGGTCATTAGTCTTTCAAAGGCGTAACTAAAAGACTCTGCATTACTTGCTTGAGCATTCGTTGGGGTAAATAAATTTTCATTCATTTTTATTTTGAGCCTCCGCCCTTGCTTCATTGGTTCTATATGCAGTGCAGACTGAATGCCACGCCCCCCCAGAAACCCAAGACGATAGCTCATGCCTTACGGTTGAAAGTTGGTATTTACCGCTGGCATTAGGGAGTTCTGTCTCCATTTCGATAAAACGGCCAATAACCAATAGAGACGAGTATTGAGTTTGAAACATAATCCCGCCTGATGAAAATATTGGATAACCAATAAGACCATAATCCTTTGATATAAATGGAATTACTTCATCACGCGTATTTTTTGCAGGCCAAAACTCAACCTTTTGAGGTGGAGTCGCCGACATGGCAATGCCATAATCGACGCATATCTGATGTAACTGATCGAATACGCTACCTTCAAAATAAGGGCTTCCCGATGTCGTCATGCCATTCATTTTATTGAAAGAGGCGCGATATCCAGCCGCGCTGCAAATTGAATTAATAACGTCAGTTAATTTTTGAGCGCCATTTACAGAGAATGGGCTTGCTGGCATGTTTTGCAGATCAGCATTTGCGGTAGCAGATATCATCAAATTACTATCTGGTGCTGCATTCATATTTGCTACTGATGAGGTCATTCCTCCAGAAAACACGACCGAATCATCAGCGAATATCTCCACGTTTATTCTCTGCGTGTCTAACATATTCCCGTCAGCACGCCCAGATAACGCTGCAAGCATATCCAGCCCAAGTCCGTATATTGATATATCCGCTGACGTCCCCGTCCTTCCCACTACCGCATTCAATGAAACGACAGCTTTTACATTATTTATGGATATCTTGTTGTTTCCGGATGAATCGAATGAGCTAGTAAGATTGGTGAAGTCGAAGCGGAGAGAGTGTTGTTTATACAATGTCTGCTTCCTCCAAGTAGAATAGTTGGAACCGGCTCCCCAACCCCTCCCATTGCGGGTCATTCTGTCCAACTGAATCCAAGAACAGCAGATCACCTTTAAACCCTAGGTATGAATACCTCACCATACGGTTACCGAAATAACAGGGCACACCCTGCATGATAGGGTTGCCATCCACTGTCAAATCCATATAAATGGCACTGGTGCGCTGAATCAGGCGAATATTGCATTGCTGACCGCCAAGTTGCACACTGAATTCCTGAGATTTCATAGGTTCGATAGATACTGTCATCATGGTTTCGTTGCCTCTGCAATTTCCTTGGTTAACTCAGCCGCTTTCTGTGTTGCGCTACTAACAACTTCAAGCACTGGTTTATTCACAGTATCCAGAGCACTTTGAAATCCCGTGGTAATGGTTTGGTCTACATTTGAAACAATTTCCGATACGGAAGATTTTAGACCGCTCCACGCCTTACTTAACTCATTTACCGTTGATTGTTTGGCTCCCGCGGGATTCAAGGTGGAAGCCCCAACACCAGAATTACTTAGACTTTTTTGGTCATTTGTTAGTTTTGTATTTGATTGCGAACCAGACAGGGAAACCTCCATCTGCTGCATCACTTCTTGAAAATCCAGATAAACCACAAGCAGCGTCACACCTTGCTGATGAGTAACCTCATAGGAATGGCCCACAAGGTCATAGCTCTCTAACGTCTCTTTTGGCGTCTCAATGTCATATATCCCCGTCATTGCTAACATGTCCTTGATGGTTTTCAAGGTGTCAGATTGACTAGTAAAAGTAAGGTCGAAGATGTTGGGGATCGTGCCGGTGAAACCAGTCATTCCGGATATAATGATTGAGCACCGAACCCTAGAAGGGTCTTTAACCTTATTAATGGACTGGTATTTACCACTTTCAACGGGAGCGTTCGTTATTTGGGCTCTCCCTATCGGTTGAATTGATGCCATACCACTGAACGTAAGCGCCACCGTGGCCTCACCATGTTTGCGGATCACGTATGAAGGATGAAGCACGCTGTCAATAATCGACAATGGAGATCCACCACCGATAGCGTTGAATATGTCGCTGGTGTTAATATCGATAATGCTCATGGTTACCGCCAATAAAAAACCCACAATTAAGTGGGTTGGGTTTTGGTATAGGTACTGAATTAATTGTTAGTTAATGGTTATCTCGGCTTTTTTGCCGCGGAAAATAACCTTTTTGTTTTTGGCTCGAATACAGGCGTCGGATATTGCTTTCATCCCATATTCAACATTTGCGATGTGTTTGCGCATTGCAACGATTTCAGCTTTCGGGGCTGAAACATCATAACCAGCCATTTCCATGATATTAATAAGCTGTATCGCAGCAGATGTGTCGCTATCGCCGCACAGCATATCAATAGTCACGTTAAGGGACGGAGTGAAACAAATATGGTTTTGTTTCATCTTGGCTATGTTCTCACGGTTACCGTATTTAACCGCTGGGTTGTTATCGAGCCACCACTGGATAGGTAGGCTAACTTCCAACTTCGGAGCTGGTAACGCCTCCTGCTTGCCGAGGAACTCACCTTCAATAGGAACTCTCGCAGCCAGAGACAGAGCGTCGGTAAACTGGTCTTCACTAATATCTTTGTAGCTGCAACCGAAATGAGTTTTCAATGCTGACCACATGGTGATTATGGCCTTGGCTTGATTCTCTTTTGGTAGAGCCTTGCCGCGATTCATTACTAACTGTTTAACCGCTTCCTGTTGCTCTAGGGTGATTTTACCGGGCAATGCTTTCTTGGTGGCTTTACGTGGGTTAACCACTAAACCTTTAGTCCAATATTCATGAAGAACGCTGAAACACTCTTCCTGATACTGAATGAGCTTATCACGAATGTCGGCACGAACTTTTTCAGGGTTGATGCTGAACAGCCAGCCGTTTAGCTTCCGGAGTGGGAGGCAAAGCATCTGCTGTACACCACCTTTTGAAGGGGTGGAGATATCTCTACACCCGAACTTATCTCTTTGATTTTTAAGTTTTGCCATCTGCCCAGACCAATCAATACCGATATTTTCTACAATTGGGCGCATAGCCACAAAAGGCTGTCCATCATGGAAAATTGTAGTCAAAGATTGACCGTGAAACGTAACGTTGATAGTAGTAATCTGAGTTGCTATACTTGGCATGTCGAGAACTCCGAAAGTATTTGACAAATTAGAAGCCCCGTTAGTGTTCGAGCACTGCGGGGTTTCGTTGTTTTACTAGCCATTCAAAAGACCTTCTTCCCTCAAGCTTTTTTCTAAACGCTTAATCACCTCTCCATTTAACGATCGGCACTCTTTGCTTGCTGATGATTTAAGAGCATCTTTTAGCCAATCTGGAAACCTAATGCCAGTAGGCGGAATATTTCTTGCTTCTTTCATTTTTAACCTCACATTTTCTTCATCGTGTAATCACTACACAAATATTACACTGTGAGTGTAGATTGTCAAATGATTAGTGGCTACATTGTGTTTAAGTTTTACTACACAAGGATTTGCACATGAAGGTACGAGATATCGCCCCTTACGGGATAAGAATGCCAGCCGAACTAAAGGAAAAGCTTCAAGAGATCGCCAAGAAAAATAGTAGGTCGTTGAACTCTGAGATAGTCCATATTCTAGAAGATTTTGTGACACCACCTAAGGTTGATGAAATTCGTCTTTTATCGGATGAAGAATTGAGGTCACCAGAAAAACTTCAGGCTTGGATGAAGGAATTAGTCACCAAGCTATCCACCATTGAAGAGGTAGTTAAAAAAAACTTCCCCGAAGATAAGCAACAAAAATCCACCTAAAATGGAGAGATAGATGGAGTGGATAATCGGAATCATCGTTCTCATCTTCATAGCGTCAATGTTTAAGCCCCGTAGATGCAGTATCTGTGGTGCTGACTTTAAGAAAAAATACTTCACGTGGGAAATCGAAGGTAAAAAACAGCACTTATGCCCATATTGCAATGGCAAAATGAGTCGTAGAAAAAGCGACCAGAAATTCAAAGATAGATTTGGATAAACAAAAAGCCCACTCAGGTGGGCTTTTTTGCGTGTTGCATCAGTTCCCGAGGGTTGGGCAGACATGTCTTTTGTCTGTACCTTGCGCCACAAGCCCTTTTTCTTTGCCATTAATATCCACTAAGTAAAGGTCGTCATGGCTGCCACCTTGAACAAAATACCGGTGCTTCATGACTATTAATTCACCTTGATACTCCCCTGCCAGAACGACGCAAGCTAGACTCCCTGCCGCTATAAACTTAACATTGCCAGTAGCAATATCTAGTGAGTGTATAGCCTCAGATGTGGCCCATGCAGATGAGTTGAAGTACAGATTTTTTGCGTCTGGAGACAAGTAAAGGTTGCTGAAGAAAGAAAGGGTTTTCTCTGGGTCTTTATCAGGACGCTCGCGGAGTATTATTTTGCTTTCATTGTTACTTCTGGACATTATTGCAGTTGGCGGAGTAGATTCCCCGTCTGCGGCTCTGTTGGCAACTATGTAATATGTAACCTTACCTCCAGGTGCGGATATTTGTTCCACGACATCTACTTCTTCGGCGATAGCTATGGATGACAATAATAAATAAGATATTGAAACCAATAACGCCACTGTACGTTTCACTTTTTTATAGTCCTTTTAGAGAAAAATCACATATAATTCTATATTGCAAGATAGCATTCTCAGCGGGCCTTTCCAATCATGGTAATTACTTAACCGCGCTTGAAAATGCCTGATTTGTTGAGGATCGACTATTCATCTCCTTGAATCCTTCTGCCAGTTTTGAAGCCTGTTCTGTAGTTGCTGTTACTTTTACCTCGCCAATATTTTGACTATTGTAGTTATTGACAACGTTTTGACTTGGTGTATTTACTCCTCCAACCCCATTAGCAAGTTGTTGCTGAGTCTGATAGTAACCAGCGTACTGACTTTTGGATGCTCTTCCATAATCTAACCCACTCTTCCAATTTGAATACCCTTCATGTTTCGCCATATAGGCACTCAGACTAGCCATAATGGAAGGGTCAGAAAGATCTAGCTTATCGTTAGCTCCAACTCCCATAGCTTTCGAAACCTGAGCTATGTAGGCAGCAGTATCATTTTCTGAAGGGGGGGCCCATTTATTAATAACCCCACTGATAGTGTCCAGCTTATCCCTAGTGTAATAAGTGGATAACTGATCTCTCGCCGCCTTCCAGCCTGAATCTTCATCAGTATATTTAGCGAATCCACCTGAATCCTTCCCTGCATTGCCTCGCGTTTTCATATTGAGAGGGTTGAAGTTTCTGTCTGGTCTATTTTTACCTGATTTATTGGTTGGCGTGTCTTTGTTAGGGTCATCATAATCAATTTTAACACCAAGAAGCCACTCAACCATCCGCTCAAACCCATGCTGTTTGAAGAAAATCGGCCTTTGCTCATCAGGTACATCTTTATATTGATCTTGAACCATCTGACCAAGCAACGCCACCGCGGCAACCCCACCAACACTTTTACCACTAAGTAGGGCCATCGCAGCAAGAATACCAAGCGCATTACCTGCACCACCTACTGCTTTTATAAACCCATCAATACCATTACCAAGCCCTTTGAAAAACCCAATAATATCGCCCTTGTTATCCTTCAACCACTCAAGGAACTCCTGTTCAGCTTTAAGAACTTCAGGCCCAAATGTTGCCATCAGATCTTGCTTTACTTGTGCAAATTGCGAATCCAGAGCTTTAGTAGTGGCAAGGATATTGCGCTGAGCCTCTTCCTGCTCTTTGGTCATCTTCCAGCGTTTTTCTTCCTCAGACACCATCTGAACGGCTTTACCGTTTTTGATGTCTCCTGCAAGGTTAGGATCGTAACCAAATGCAGCTAGAGTCTGCATTAACTGCTTCTCGCTATGACCTTTTCCATATTTCTGAAATTCGGAAAGCGCATCCTCAGATTTGCCACCCAACTTATGGATATCAATGCCAGTTCTTGCGCCAGTGGTAAGCAGGTTCTGCGCTTCCGGGGTTAGACCACCAAAGATGGTTGGATCTTCCAGATTGGCGAGCGCCATCTTTGCACTCAATTGAGAACCGAGAAAAGCACCACCATTCTGACCTATGCGAGAAAAGCCATATTGAGTACCGAGAACATTACTGGCACTCGTTCCTAGCATTCTCCCCATATTACTGGCTCTGACGATGGATTCAGCAGTGCTTTCAAAGGCGCGATGAATGCCAATGGCAACCGCAGTCATTACCCCACCAACAGCGAGAAATCGCGTTGAAAGCCCAAGCAGTCCACTAAAAGCCATGCTTAGCCCTTTCACGGCTGCTGATGCTTTATCCGTTTCTTTCGTCGTTTTGGACATTGATGAGGTGGTTGATTTCTCAATTGCAGCCGTTAACCCCTCTATGGCCTCCTTAAGGTCTTTAGCCCCCCTTTCCACCTTTTTTTTACCAGAGAGAAATTCCTCGGTTCTTACAGTAACTTTGTATGCCAGCTCTTCAATAATCACCGTAGTTTCTCCGCGTATTGCTGCCAGGCTCTTTTGTTATGACACTCCACCGCGATAAGCTCCAGCAGATTAAACGCATCGCGCACAGACAACTTCTCCTGCAAATCAAGGTAGGAGGCCCTGCCTGAGCAGATAATAGAACTCATCTGTGCGGATATGTTGACCGAGGATACCAATTTAGATGGCCCCTGATCTGGCTGAATGAATGGATACTTTACGCGGCTGCGATGGTTAAAAAATCGAAGTTAACTCCGAACACCTTATCCATCAGGCTTCGAATAGTTGAAACCTCTTCGAAATCGATAGGCTTAACCTCGCGAGTTTGTTTATTTCCATCATGCGTAATAACAACTTGCACGGTGGATATCAGGCGATCTCGGAGCTTACGTGAAACGTCAGGTGACGCGGCACACAGGACATTAATCCCTACCGTAGCCAAGCCAGCGCATCCCATAGCAATAACATCAGCAGGAATGCCAGAAAAGTTAGACTCTCCCATAGATCGGAAAATATCCTGAGCTAATTCGTCAGCATCCCACGCTGACATCTCAGTGATAATGAACTCTTTGCCCTTATCGCGGCCTTCATCTTCCACGGTATACGTGATTTGTTTTCTGGACATTATGCGGCGCTCGGTGTGCAGGATTCAAAGTGGAATATCGCGGGCCGTGGTTGTAATACCCGCTTGCCCGGAGGTGCTGGTGTCCACGTATAAAGAACCCCATTCACAAAGTTATATTTGATGTTAAGCGCTGGAATGGTCAGCACTGCATTACAAGCAAACTTCGCTACCGCGGTTCGCTCGGCTGCGTACCAGTCCCCAATGAGCTGTGCGGCGTTAGACGTTGCCATTAGGGTAATAGTTAGTTCGGTGGGGTTAAAGATGAAACCAGCGTGGTATTTACCATCTGCTGACATCATGTCTTCAGCGTTCTGCAATGCGCCGGTATCAAACATATCTTCAGCCGCGTAATCATCAACATCGAACCCACCAGGGTAAAACGATGGCACGATGATACGCAGCTTCGAGTTGGCACTTGTAATATCGATAGGCATTTTCAGTCCTTACAGGATATTTGTTGAGGTCATGTCGATGCTTTGAATCAACTGCCCGTCGACGTAATAGAAGATTGCACCATCAAGGCTGCGCTCAGTGCGCGATGCGCCAGTTTGCTGAGGAATAAAGAAGAACCAGCCTTGTGTATACAGCACATTGGAAATATCGGTTCCGACCGCATCATTCACGATATTGATTTGGGCTTGATCCAATGTCACGCCAGCACGAATAGCGCCGAAGTTAATCGCATTGGTAGCCACATCAATCACAGCGGCAGATATTGACGCATAACCACCGGCATTGAACGCATATGACGAGTTATTAGTGAACAGGTTGGCAAATGCAGCAACCAGATTGGCGTTAATCCATACTTGGCTAATGAAGCTATCAAGCCACAGGAATTTCCCTGTGATCGCACCATCTGACACATAGTTAGCCAGAGTCTTATTCTGACCGTATGCACCATAAAAGTTATAGCCATTCGACTCTAGCGCGGCGGCTGTGGCGTTATCAGTTACGTTGGGTGCGATGCCTGCAAATGCTCTGAATTTGTAAGATACTCGGCCATTGGTTCGGTTAAAATTAAGTGATGCAGAGTAAGCCAGCGCCAGCACTGCGTAGAAATATGAACCATAAACCGCGAACACATTTTCATATCCATTAGGAATTACTACGCTTTGAACGAAGCAAGATTCATTATTGGCAACCGTCGCATCTTCCGATACATCATACATCGAGTAAGCATATCGGTTAGTTGACGCGCTGACCCATGCACATAACTCTTCTTTTTCTTCATCAGTGAGATCAACCAGACTGGCGGTCATTACCCAATCCTGGTTCTGATTTACGATCGTTGCCATTGTGTTTGTGACGCTTGTTACAGCTGCGCCGGGTGAAACTGTTGCAGCTGTATCTGCGGTCAACTTCAATGCGGTTGATGCAGCACCAGGAACGGCTTGTGAAACTTCGCTGTTAGCTCCAGTAGTGGCTGATCGGATAATGAAACGACTCTGCACCGGCAGCCAGTCAACTTCTACCCCGCTACCAAATGCTGTGCCGATTGCTGCCGCTGCATCAGTGAAGCTTGTTGCGGTTGCCAGATTAATGGATGTGCTGGTTTTCGATGCCCCGTCGAGCATTAACGTAATAGTTCCAGTAATTCCCTGTAGCGCAGCTATTTTAACGCCTTTGAAGCTACCAGATAGAAGCCAACCAGCTACAGGATCTTCCCGTACTAAGCGCCCAAATAAAACAGCACCAGGTCGAACCGTGGAATTTTCATACCCGGACATATATAGAGAGGCCGCCAGATATTCTTTACTGGTTGTGCCGAGCGCAGCCCCAACATCTGCCGCGCTGGTAAACTCTGATACTTTACCAACAGGCAGCAACTCGTTATCAGATAAAAGAAGACCGTAAACATCCAGCGCGGTACCGGCTGCGTTTACAGTGGATGGCGTGATCTTAAAGTCACGCGATAATGGAATTTTGCTCATGAAGTCGCCTTATCAGCCTGTTCGATAGTGAAGTGAACTTTGTCAAAGTAGTCCTGCGGAACGTCGATAGTGATGTGAACCTGTAACGAGACGGTCACTATGTACCGTTCTTGCCACTGGTTTTCTCCGTTAATCATTGGAGCCTGAATCGCCTCGGAGCTGTAAAGAGGTGCCACTCTCTCATCAATGGATTTAATGAGGTCATATGCATAGCCAGTGCGAAATAAGGTCTCCAGAGCGATAGCTCTATCCCCGGCGTTGTCGCCGTAGATATCAACCTGAATATCAGCCTGCCTAACCTCAGTAAAGCCAATGGCGCTGGTAGCTGGTGAGCCGGTATCTTTCCTGATTTCTCGATTGGTTGAGTGACGCTTAAATCTCAATGGCGTTAGAATGCAAAACTGCCCCTTATCCATTGGTACTCGGTTAGCCTGGGCTTGCTCACACTTACCGATGAATTGTTCTGCGAAGTCAGCCAGCACATCAATCACGTTATCAATGGTCATGTCATTCATGGCGTCACCTGCAACTGAACAAGCAATCGGCACCAGTCTGGCCACAGCTCAAGCGGTTCAATAACGAGCCATTCTTCACTGCCAATGATGAACAGGTCGCCGCCGAGCACCTTTTCACGATTCACACCGTAAAAATTCCCATCAACATGAATCGATTTGAGCAGGCCAGAGATATTTAGGCCGTCCACATGCTTCAGGTCTCCAGCGGATAGAGGCTGCAACTGAATAGTGACAGGCGCGTCAGGGAGATACTTGGGAACCTGTTTCCGGCCCTCCCCATTAGTGAAACCATCAGACCGGCGAACAAGTGCAGAAATGAATGGATTAATGGCACCAATGGCACCAGATACAATTCCATGAAGGTTCATTTAGTCACCTCATAATCAACGCTATCAAGCATGTGACCAGTATCAATTAGAGGCTTACTAAACCCTTTGGCTTTGATTGTGGCTTCACTAAGTGGTGGCTCAACCAGTTCTCTGATGGATTCTCTTATATTCCCTGATATTACTTCCCCCATAATTTGCAGAACTTTTTCAGCGTCACCTTCATTGGAAGACATTAGTTTTTCTACATTTTCCGACCACTCTGAAGAGTGCCTAGAAATAGCATTCCTAAAGAATGGTCTCGGCGGTTGATTGTTTCCAGGGTTCCCGAATTCATTAACTGCCGCAACCATGGGTAGTGAGGTGCCATCTGGATATGTGGCACCTTTAAGGAATCCAACCTTCAATTGCACTGAAGAAAGAGAACCACCAACTTTATTTAGCTTATCCATTACGCTACCCATTTATCGTATCCCCCTGCCATTGCGAAAATAGTGATTAGGATAATTAGATGGGGAAGCGCCAGGAACGTACCTGAACGAACGGAATGGAGCGGTAGCTTGCCAGTATGCCGCGCCGTATTTTGTTTGCATGAACCACGCAGCGGCAGCCGACACAGTACCCATGTCTGCATGAACACTCACAGATCCCTCACTCGCACTGTCAATGCGGCCCACTAATGGGTTAGCGACCTGACCATTGACGATTAGATTGAGCTGGGCAATGTGAGCGACAAGCATGTTAAGCAGCATTGCACGCTGATTAGCATCGGTGACCGGGCTTGCATCGGTGTTGTTAAGGTAAATCGTCGCTTCGATGAAATACTGCTCAAGAAGCGCATTATCTACCGCTTGGAACTCGGGGTAACGCGCCCGAAACGCAGCAATATCGAAGCTGACGACCGCCATTATTATTTATCCTTACCTTTAACCGGCTCGATGCCCGGCGCAGGCTTGTCTGGATTTAACCCCTCAAGCCCAGTCTGAATATCCTTCTGCTCATTGGCTTGCGCTGTTGCGCTTGAGTGCTTGCCTTGTGCGAAAACAAGCTGGTTTTTCACATAAGGAACATCTGCATAAATTGATAGGAAGCGGTCGAATAAGTCCTTATCGACACCTTCTGTCAGCCCGTAACCACCCGCAATGGCGGATGAGTTTGAACCGTTCAGCACGACAGTCTTGCCATCGATATTGATATTCAGTCCATGTGGCAGCTTGCAGCCAACGATTACTGTTTCTGCCATGACTTAAACCCCAAGTAATTGAGCGATAGCCGTAGGACGGCGAATAATAGAACCCCAGGTGCCAGCAGATTTTTTCTGCAAGAAACTGGATAATTGGATGATTACCGGATGTGCACGCATCTTTTCAGTAAACGCTGCGTATGCTGATTTAGTTCCTTCCAATTCATCGGCAATCAACTGAACCAACTCACCAGATGCAGTGGAATATTCAACAGCAGTAACAACACGCAGATTAGGGAAGTTTTTCTTCAGTTGATCGGAAACGTTCACGTTGTACATGTTTGTTTTGGTGAAGTTAGCTTCAGATTGCGGAGACAAGCCCAAAGTCATGCGTGTTTCACGGTCTACATAACCTTTATTCTGTGTAACCAGAAGAGTGTATAAGGCCTGAACATCGTCATAAACTTCCTGACCGCCTTTGGTAGCCCAAGTTGTGCCTCCACTAGTCCCTGTTGCGGCTGGGGTGATTGGTGCTGACAGGTTGGGGTCATTCAATAAACCATAGTTATCCAAACCAGCAATACCGAAGAAATAACTCTTATTCTGGAACTTGTTCAATACCAGGGCGGAAGCGATGTTCATATCGGAGGCATAATTGATCTTTGCCAGACCATACATTTCCAGCTCCAACTCGCCCCATTGGGTTACTGTCTGGTAGTGATAGCTCTGACGAGGAACAAAGTTCACGTTTGAACTGGTTGAGCCATTGTTAGAGTAATCGCCATACGAACTAACTTGACCCGCTGATTCGACGACTGGGAACTGAGTCGTTTTCAGCGTCCAATCACCTTTTTTAGTTTCACCAATGATTTCAGCTGCTTTCATCGGCGTAACAAGCACTCGAACGAACTCAGGGTCAATCAGGTTGGATAGGAAAGCCGGAATACCGGCGTTGCTCACAGTTACCAGTGATGGCTGGGCATCCATTGCTAAGTCAAATCGACTCTTGAAGTGATCCTCAACGTAACCGCCCGCTGTTGGCATGACTACACCATAATCACTGGCAAGTTTTTGCATGTCAGCGTTAAATTGTGCTCGATTCATTATTTAGCTCCAGGTGCCGATTTTGATAAGTTCGTTTGCGGCGGCAGCACTGCCAACCTTAAATGAGGTTTCGATGTAGCCAGAAATGGTTGCACCTGCCGCACCAGTTTGGATTTGCCCGGTAGTTAGAGATGCGAATACCTTCTGACCAACGGTTGCCACAGTTGATGATTTAGCCCAATAATCACCGGCAACTTGAAGCGTGACAGGTAAGCCCTCAGGGATGAGCATTGATTGCTGTCCCAGCCAGTCAGTGATTAACGCCTGCCCTTCACGGTGAACAAAGCCAGAAGGTGCACCAGAGCCAGCATTAGAAGCTACTCCAGCAACAGCCCATGCAAAGCGGCCAACGGTCACACCAGCTGAGCCAGCAACTAGCTCACCCTCACCAGCAAGGAACGATGCGTGTGGGTTAGCAGAGGCAAAATCACCCTCTACGCCTGGCGCTGGATATTGATTAATTTGTTTCTGAAATCCCATAATTAACTCCGTACCAATTTGCCAGCTGAAGGGAAGCGCTTACTGAAGTCATCAGCAGCAGCCGAGTCGAGAGCGATCACCGGATTCTTTGGTGCTGCTTTCTGCGTTTTTGCCATCTCGATTAGCGCAGGAAACGCTGATGGGTGAACGCCTTTGTGAGCAATATTCAGTGAGTCCAAAGCAAACTTGTAGATATCGTCTGCTGAATCCATTGCTACTACATCGCCAATTAAAGGTTTGACGTCAGCTTCAGCCCGACGAATGGCATTAAAACGAGCTACGGCTTTAGCTTCTGCATCCGAACCGGCCTTGCGGATAGCTGCATCCATCGCTGTTTTCTTGTCTTCATCGTCTTTCTTCTTGTCGTCTTCCTCTTCGTCTTCAGCCGCTTTCTCTTTGGCTTCACGTTCGGCCTTTTCTTCTTCCGTTTCCTCGTCTTCAGCTTTTTTCTTAGCTGCTTCAGATTCTTCGTCTTCAGCCTTTTTATCGGCCTTGTCTTCTTTTTCGGCTTCATCTAGCGCCAGCATTGCTTTACGCACAGCGGCGTCAATATCAGCATCTTGTGCTAGCACAGGCTTTAGCGCGGAGCGGATAGCCGCCTCTTTGCGTTTACTCATTTTTAACTCCAGTGGTTGTGAATCAAAGACAACAACATCAGATCCGGCCCTTCCCGTTTCTACAAGGGCAACATGGTTCCCGATGATGTCGCGCATAACTCCGTCATATTTTTCATTTTCAAATACGCCTGGAGTCATATCTGCTCGGTAGTGATAGGAGGATGAAATCTCGTCCTGAATTTCGGTTTCAATTCCTGCAATTGCTGAGTCATCCCAAATCGTCAGGGAATTTTTTAAATATTTGCCATCGAAAGCAGCTTCAGAACCGGTAGTTCCAACGATGTTGTTTTTCTGTGGATTTGAGGCCTTTACATAAACGTGCTTATCTAAAATAGGAAGGTTGTTGAATGAGTTGGCTGCCTTTTCAAGTTCTTCAGGGTGCCTCAACAGGTAATAACGCCTGTCCGGCTCCAATCCTAAAGCTTGCGAGTTTGGTATCTCACTGCCGTAATAGGCGCAAATATTTGCCTTGGTTATGGGTGATATAGCCACATGCAACCGACCATCCACGTCATACGTGCGCACGGATGCGCGATCGAACGCGAGGCGATCTGGATTCATTTTTCTATCTCGGATTTAAGGCAATAAAAAAGGCCGCCTGAGCGACCTCGATATTTTGTTTTCTTACGTATCTAAACCCGGCACTACAGCACTCCAAGTGCACCGGCAGTTAATGGCTTCGCCGGGGAGTTTCCACTCACCATCAAGATACATTCCTTTGGATAACTCAAACCGTTTCCCATCAGCTTTCACATGTGATGCTCGCTGAGTTTTCCCTGCATGCGAGTGATGCCAGATCCCCTCTGTAATCCCTAACGCTTGCTGCCTTGCTGATTGCATGGTTGCGGTAGCTTTGTTGTTCTGGTCTCTGGCTATGGTTGCGGCACGGCGCTTTGTTATCCCATATCGCTTTTGCAGTTCGTCAGCCAGATATCCCAAATCACGGCCCCGGCCTACAGACTGCATAACCATTGTTTCGGCTTGAGTTAAGTATTGCCCAGGGATCGACTTAATCAGATTGACGTTTTCACCAATGACAGATTGAAGCGCGTTATTCATTTCATTGGTCATAGTGAATTTAACGGTAACGCCGATATCACTTAAAGCAGACGACAGAGACACATCAGAGTTTCGCAATGAACGTTCAGCAAATCGGCCGGCCAGCTTATCGGCCATATCATCAAACCTTTTCTGCCAGCGCCGACTTAGCTTCTTGATAGCACTTTGCAGTATCTTTACAGGACTAGCGTCTGTAGCAATAACTTGTTGCGTAGACTTTTGCCTATCCTCTTCGACTTCTGTTAGCGCTATCTTGTAGCCGCTTTTCAGCCAGTACCCAACCGACTCGTTCATCTCATCGACAAGCTGAGTCAGTTGCTTATGATACCAGGCATGTACTCCGGCGTTAGGTTGGACCCGCTTCAATGTCGTTGGTTTCTTCGTCCTCTTCTTCGTCAAGCTCATCGGTTATCTCCAACGATTGATAAGGACTATCAGGATCGGCTGCAAGGCGTTCGCGAGATTCATTAGTTGAAATGGATGAGACACTAATTAGAACAGCATCTGTATCGGCATCAATCTTGCGTATTTCCGCTTTCTCTTTGTCTGTCATCTCATACAGAGAGACAAACTCAAACGTAATTTCCGGGTCAATATCACCAAATTCAGAAAGCTGGATGATGTCGAAAATCACTTTCAACGGATCACGAAAAATGCATTCTTGCTCTGATTTAATGCCGTCATAAAACACTCTAATCTCGCCGTCCGATGACGCATTTAATCCGCTTGGGGTAATCCCCAAAAGTTTAACCAATGGCGTCTTACTGACCGCTGCTTGCTGCTCTTGTGCTTGCGCCTGCAATGCATCAAGTCCACTCAGCGGAGTGTTAACCTGAATTAGATCTTCGCCACTTCCATCTTGACCATTCCCGGCATTCAATGCCAACACCCCACGGTTATCTCGACATTGGTTAAGCAAGTCGAGCCGCTCGAAAAAGCCTGGGTCATACACACCCGAAAGGGTGTTTTGCATGTTGGTTTTGATGGCAGTGATGGAAAACGAGTGGATCATGTCGGAGATGCTATCTCTCGTTCTGAGCCAATTATTTACATATGGCTCGGCAATCTGACTAAGCGATAGTCCACCGAAGTTATATGCCGCCTTTAAAACGTCAGGGACATCACGGCTTATAAACGACAGCAACCGGCTACTGTGAACCTCTTTCCCCATGACATACCAAGATGTCGGTTTATAGAAATCTTCACTTAGCGGGTTATCTGCGTTGTATACGCCAGGGTAAGTCCATATAGGTTCAATGACTTGAAATCCAACCAGGCTATCTTTCGTTATTTTCTTGTTTGACAGGAACAATCGAGATTGAAGCTCTACCGGGTCGAATGTCGCAAGAGTGCCTTTTGGCGATCGAATGTTGATGTAGATCTGCGCACGCCCAAAGAAACCGTCATGCTCGGCTGCTTCCTTGAATTTCTCACGGACGCGATATCTTACCAAAGCCTCTTCAATCGCCTGAATCCGGCCTGTTTTATCTTCATCGCCAACTGACTTAATTTCAATCCATTTACGCGTCATTTCCTCGGCCCGAATGCTAACCATGTTCCTATACTCAGGAAGCAACGCTAATTGACTGAGGTACGGATAGCCAGGGAAGCCCACCGCGCCGAATACTTGGTTCACATAACCATAAGGAGTGGAGTCCATCGCCATTGCTGCACTTTTACCAACGCTATCAGGTATGACACCTGGTGGTGGCTCATATGCTTCAATGGGTCTTTCTGGCTCACTCCTTGGCTTTGCAGCAAGCGTCATTGTTTGACTATGTATCTTCGTGCCGGTTGGGCTTTTAGTTTCTTCATTGCTGCCAACCGGTTTAATTTCGGCGGCTTCATCTTTCTTTTTAAACCACCACATTAAGCTCGCCTCAAAGTTTCTTGTGAAATACGCATCGGAGTTGCCCCCGAAATAAGGTTGTCGTCGATGGCATCCATCCACGTATCGAGAATATCGTCGTTGTCGTGACTATCATCAGCAGAGAATGCGGCACATTCAGTAAGGGCAGTCAGCACCCAATTTGTTGAGCCAGCAACGCTGTCATCATCGTAATAAACGAATGGAATAGCTGCGCCTGTCTCATCGTGAGTGGCAGGCACATATACTTTCCCGGTTTTTATTTGAGGGATTACGTTCAGGCAGCGGACAATCTTGTTTTGTCCTGCGCCGCGTGGAATTTCATGCACTGGGATAGCTTTGCGCTTCTTCAGGGTGGTTATTAACCCCTGTCCAGCTTGCTTATCCTCGATTGCCATCTTAGTTAGAGGTCTCGGATGATAGGCGTTAAACGATTTCCATTTATCCCAAAGCTCTTCTGCTTTCTTCAACATGTCTTCTGGGTCCCAACGACCTCTAACCACTTCGATAATGTAGAGGTTCCCGTCAACACCCATTCCAACAAGTGAGAAGACGGTGTAATCGAGAAAGTCACCAACCTTTCCGCTGTTTGTATCAACGTATACGGCTCTATATCGAAGCGCTGGGAGTTTCTGGTAAGTCTGAAACCAACTGGTATCAATGATTTCGCCAGTCAGCGCCATAGGGTTCTGCTGGTACTGAGAGAGAAATGTATATCGGTCTTTTTCCCACAGAGCAGCAAGATCGCCTACATACTCCATTTGTGGCCAGTAAGACCAATAACGCTCACCGCCGATGACAACTGATTCGGTGTCTTTTACTGTTTCCCAGCACAGGGAGCGCCAAGGTTCTGAGAGGGATGATATGTACTTTTCGGTGATTAGCGCTGGAATGGCAACATGGTGGAATTTCACACCCATCCCGCCGTTGAGCATGAATCCGGTAGCGTCGTCGGTGTGCAAGCGCTGTTGAATACTCACAAACGGGGTTGGATGCTCTTTAGACTTATCACCACGACGAGAGCGAATGGTGTTAACTAGCAAAGTGTTGGCGCTCTTCCTGCGCGACTCACTCAGCATATCCACCGGCTTATTGTAGTCATCCAGCATAACCATGCCGGAGAACTCAGGGCCATAGTATCCACCACGCCCACCGGTAATCTGCCCGTTACTTGAGCGTGATACCGTCTGCCCTATAGACCTTTCGCGAGAGTCTTTTATTTCCCATTCTTCAGCCTGGTTGACACCGAACGAGCAAGGCCAAAACTCCTGATATTCTCTACTAGCAATAATGTCTCGAGTACGGCGCGAATTACGCTTAACCAGTGTGTCAGCAAATGAGATATTCAGGTTACGAAACCGTTTTAATCTCCCCTCCTGCACCAAGGCGTTTACGTAAGCCGGGAAATGAATGGAGAAGAATTCTGTTTTAGTCCCGCCTGGAGGAATGTTGATAATCAGGTTGCGTGGTTGAAGTCTTCCGGCGATTAGGTCATCAATCTTTGATGCCATCAACCGATGGTGCCAGTTAACCAGAAGCCGATCGCCCTGCACAATCTCGAACCATAGCCGAGTGAAGTTGAGAAAGGATTTAGTGGACTTCGACTTAAGCACTACCCGCTCAGGGAAGGTTAAATCCTCCCATTCGATGACCTTGCTCATATCAGTCCAATCCGTCTAGTTTACCCTCCAATTGCTTAGAGGCAGCCGCGTAATCGGCAGGCGTGTAGTTGACAACCTGAATGGGTAGCCCGTCTTTGCCGACATGCTCACTTACTGTTTGCTGCTTGAATGCTTGGACCGTCACATGCTCTCCGATCAACTTGAGAGCAGCAACCGCGCCTTTGGCGTCAAATCCGAAAATGGTTTTTCCATCTTCGTCGGTTATCTCTTCGCCACGACGGTCAGTAATTGGCTCGACTTCTTGCATGCAGCGTTCGTGAAGCTTTACCGCTTGCCTCAGGACGTAGTCAGCATCAATTCCCACTCGGCTATTTCTTTCCGCTGCTAATTCGCTCACTCGCTGTTGAACCATAACATTTGATAACAAGCGACTTGATTGCACCTGAGCGGTCTTTTCGCTGTAACCCGCCCTGATTGCTGCCTGTGTGGCATTAAGGTCTTTCAGGTACTCACGGGCAAACAGCTCTTGTTTGTCGGTGAGCTTTGCCATATTTAGAACATTCCACTTTTCACTCTCGGAGGATTTCTAACCCAACGAGATATTATTCTTTAAACGATAATGCCAGCAGCACGCAATGACGTTAACAGTGCATTAAGCTGAGTGCCTGCGCTCGTACCATCAGCCGCTACCGTGCAGTTAGCTACCGTTGCGGCTTTCTTTACGCCACCAAGCACTGTTGCTGTGGCGGCCGGGAGTACGTATCCGCCTGGAATGTCGCTTGGGCTGGCAGCATCAACAGGAACGCCACTTGCGCCCACTACTCGTACAGTCATTTTGCTTTCCTTCTTCTGGTTTGTGTCTGTAATGATTGAGAGCCGTTGTGAAAGTGGCTCTCAATTTGTCTTTAAAATCAGTAAGCGCAATTT